TTGTTAAGTTAATGATTTTATTTAAGATATTCAGTTAAATGGTTTTACAGCCTGATGTTTAAAAAAGTCAATATAGGAGCTAAATCATGGCAATGAAGCGGATTTACAGAGGCAGGTACTTCCAGATAACCTTACATTCAGCATTTACAAGGAGCAGTGTTTTAATATTAACGCCGGGCTTGTATTTGGGGCGAAAAAAGTTGGGCAAGGCAGGAACCGGGCATGTTTTTGGTATTGCATGGCTTGTATGGGAAGGAAGTATTAAGCTTTTCATGTTTTCACGGGAATGGCGACTTATGCGGGAAGTTGCTGCAGCAAGACGAAAGGCACAAGAGGGGGCTAAGTCATGAGGCAGGTTGCATTAATCTTGCCCGGCTCTGTGAGGTCAAAGAAAAATAGCAAGCAGCCAACACCAATATCTTGCAAGCCCGGCTCTAAAAGCACACTATTTAAGCACTTTGCAAAACTTGGCATGAAACCTGTCAGGATTATGCTGCAGCCTTCCAAGGCTTACAAAACCTGGGAGAACGAGGCCCATGCTGCAATCCGAAAGCAATATCTGTTCCCGCGCTTAATATCATCGCCAGTCCATGTCAAAGCTATTGCATATATCCGTGGACCTGCACCAGATCTGTCCGGCATGACAGAGAGCATCGGGGATTGTTTGCAAGGAGTTGTGATAGAAAACGACCGGCAAATCAAGTCCTGGGACGGCTCAAGGGTTTACCGGGACAAAGACAACCCACGGACTGAGGTTGTCATAAAACCGTATGTGGAGGATCAGCCATGACAGAATTTTTTAAATATCCGGAGGAAGTGAAGGCTGTTGCGATTGAAGTTGTGCTTGAAAGGACTCTGCGGGAAGCAGCAAGGTCTTCATGGGAAAGTTTTACGCAGCAGGAGTATCGTAGATTTTGGGCTTGTGATGATGGGATTGTTGCAGGCAGGGGAGAAGAAGCCCCGGCATGATGTCAGCACTTTTTTCAAAAAAAACAAAAAAAAATACAAAATCGGTATTTTTTTTCTTGACAAACCGAAAAATATCGTAAAAAAAGGGGGCAAAATTTAAAGAGGGGTTTCCGCAAATGGCCGGAAAGACCGGAAAAAAAAGAAAGAAGACTTCAGCAAAGGCCGCGCCAGCCGAAAAGGTGAAGGTCTCTAAAATTCCACTCTGGTTAAAACATTTTCTCAACCAGGACAATCCTGACACTTTTTTCAACAAAGGCGCGGCTGCAAAAGCCGCAGGTTACAAAACTGAAAATTACGATTCCCTGGCACAAATCGGGTGCCACAATTACAAGAAATGCCTACCGAAAATCAAGAAGTGGCTTGACGAAGAAGGTTTAAGCGAGGTCAAGCTAAAATCCCAACTCTCAAAACTCATCACAGCAAAAGAGACCAGACTTCAGAGTATCAAGGGCGATATTGTTGAGATAGACCCCTCAGTCAAGATCCTGGTTAAGGGCGCTCAGGGCAAGTACACACAGCAGGGGGACCATTTTATTGAAATAGAAAACATAGTTTGTGTCGAGCTTGATGATAACAGGACTCAGATTAAAGCGATTGATTTGGGGTTAAAGGCCCAGGATTTGTACCCGAGTGAGAAGTATGAACATAAATTTGAGAATGTGCAGCTGATTATGGAATTGCCCCCGGATGAAGGCGATGGGCCAGAAACGCAGAAGATAGGTGATGAAGATGCCGGGTGAATCAAGCTTGCACCGCATACATTATAAAGCACCCCCGACCATTGCGCGTCTTCATCGAAGTGATACGCGGATTAAGGGGATGTTGGGACCAGTGGGAAGTGGGAAGTCTACCGGCTGTTGTTGGGATATTATGTCAAGGGCAGGCCGGCAAAAGCCGGACAAAGATGGAATCCGTCGGACAAAATGGGCTGTCATCCGCAACACATATCGCGAGTTATCTGACACAACCCTGGCAACCTGGCTGTACTGGTTCCCGGAAGATGTTGTCGGTACGCTTAATCGCTCAGAAATGGTTTACAAAATCCGCTACGGGCAAATCGAAGCGGATGTTTTATTTAGAGCCCTTGATAAACCGGGTGATGTCCGCAAGCTTCTTTCCCTGGAACTCACTGGCGGTTGGGTTAATGAAGCTAGGGAGATTCCAAAGGCCGTTGTCGATGTTCTTGGCGACCGTGTTGGCAGGTATCCCCCGACTGACAAGAAAAAGGGTATTAAACCCACCTGGTCAGGTATTATCATGGACACAAACCCACCTGATGATGATCACTGGTGGTACAATCTTGCGGAAGTTGAAAGGCCGGCCGGGTTTGAATTTTTCCGACAACCAGGCGGGCTTATTGAAATCAATGGCCGCTTTTTCCCAAATCCTCACGCTGAAAACCTCGATCACCTTGAAGACAATTATTACCTGGTCCGCATGCCTGGCAAATCACAGGGCTATATCCGCGTTTATTACTGCGGGCAATATGGCTTTATTATGGAAGGCAAGCCGGTTTATCCGGAATACGTTGATGCTGTGCATTGTTCAGCCCATCCGATTTCTCCTGTATCGGGTCTGCCTTTGTATCTTGGGCTCGATTTCGGACTTTGCTACACAGACGACACCGAGGTTTTAACAAGATCAGGATGGAAGTTTTTTAAAGACGTTGATGAGAAGATTGATCTTGTTGCAACCCGCAATCCTCTCAATGGCGCGTTTGAATACGCAAAAATCAATTTCAAGGTGGCACAACCCTATTGTGGTGAAATGCTCGAATGGAAAAGCAGTGAAGTTAATTTTTGCGTAACCCCAGAGCATCGCGTTCCCTTCACTTATCGGGACTCTCCTGGATCGGTGCATTTTGAAAGCGCTGACTGGCTGGCGAACCACATGGGAGGGCATCACTATGTTGACGTGGTTTCAGAGTGGTGCGCCCCCTCGGAACTCCCCCTATTGCCGTGCGGGATGGACTTGAACACCTATGCAAAATTTATGGGGTGGTGGTGCAGTGATGGGTCGTTGGACCGAAATACTAACCGGATCTGCATTGCCCAGGTTAAGCCTCAAACAGTGCGAATCTTGGAAAAGGTGTTAAACGAAACAAGTTTTACATGGCGACGCTCGGGTGGTCAGTTTCGATGCAGCAATGCCGAGATGGCCAATCATTTGCGCTCGTTGGGTAGGCTAAAGAAAGACAGGCGCGTTCCGCAAATCATTAAAGACGCCCCTATTGATGCAATAAGGCTTTTCATTAAGCACTACACGTTTGGAGACGGGCATGTCAGGACGCGGAAAAACGGCTCTCAGGAGCACACTGTTTATTTGCCAACCGCGCAACTGGCCGACGATATGATGGAGTTGGCGCAAAAAGCCGGCTGGAGCTCGTCGATAAGAAAACAGAATGGCCAGGTTTCAGTTCTTGATGGGCGCAAAATCGTATCAAGCCCCGGGTGGAGAGTCACATTTAAAAAGCGGGCCAAAAGAGCCGAGCTGTTAAAGAGAAATTTCAGGCGATGCTATTATGAAGGGATGATTTACTGTTTAAACGTTCCCTATCACACACTTTATATCAGGCGCGGAGGCGTCCCCTCCTGGAACGGCAACACCCCAGCGGCCATGTTCGGCCAACGGTTGCCGAACGGGCGCTGGATATGGATTGATGAACTTGTCACCCAGGACCTCGGGGCAACCCGGTTTTCACAGCTGCTTGGCGCAAAAATCCGGGAAGACTATGAGGGTTTTCCGATTGCAAAAATTACCGGCGATCCTGCAGGCGATCATCGGAGTGAAGTGGATGAAAAGACATGCTTCCAGATTCTAAGAGCAAACGGCATACCGGCAGTGCCGGCACCGACAAACGACTTTATGGTAAGGCGCGATGCCGTGGGCAATGCGCTTATGCGAATGATAGACGGTAAGCCGGGCTTAATGATTTCGCCGAAATGCAAGACGGCAAGAAAAGGCATGGCGGGCGGTTATTGTTACAAACGCATGCAGGTTGTTGGAGAGGAAAGATTTAAAGATATGCCGGATAAAGTCAATATTTTCAGCCATATATGTGAGGCAGGTCAATATTTGATGCTGGGCGCAGGCGAGGGCAATGCGGTTATTTCAAGCACCAGTGTTACAAATTCAGGAGCCGGGTTTAGGCCAAGGCGGAGGCGCTATTAATGGCAGCAAAAAAACCCAACAGTGATGTAAAACAATTAAATCAATTTGTTCGTGATGCCAGGTTTGTTCATGCCGAGTGGAGAAACGAGGCTTGGCGTGATGAAGAAATGTATGATGGCGTCCAGTGGAGCGAGCAAGACCTGGCAAAAGCCAAAGATGCTGAGATTGATCCCCTTACAATAAACCTGATTTTTCCCGTAGTAAACCTGATCTTAGGCCATTATGAGCTAAATCCCCATGATATTATTGCCAAAGCCCGCACAAAAGATGATTCCGAAATATCGCAAACTATGACCGAGGCTATAAAATATGTGCTGGACCAAAGCGAGGGCCAGTTCCGGCTACGAAACGCTTTTAGGGATTCAGCAGTTCCCGGGTTTGGTTGCCTTGAAGTCTGTGCCCATTCCGACCCCCGAAAAGAGACAGTGCAGGTTGCGGCAAGGGATTGGAAGGATGTTTTATGGGACCCCTTTGGCAGTCCATGGATGGAGGTTGATAAGTGCAGATATGTTATTTATCAGCCCTGGATTGATATTGAAGAATTAAAAGCCCTGTTCCCATCAAAAACCAGTGAGATTGAAGATAAATTTAAAGAGCTTTCGGGCGGCTCCTATTCTGCTTCAGAGATAGGTGATTTTTACGAAATCTTTGATGATGCTGAAGGTGTTGAGGAATATAAGCGCTCACTTATCGGCGGAGGATGGACAGATCAGACCCGGCGCAGGTGCAGGCCGGTTGAGTTGTGGCACACCAAGTTTGTGACCTGTCTGTTTGCCCGGTTTCGTTCAGGCATGGTTCTGGAGATAAAAGACACTCTACCACCAGAACAGCAAATGCAGATGATCCACCAGGCCGATGAAGTGATTAAGGCCCGGGTCCGTAAAATTATAGTCACAACCTTGCTTGGTGATTTAAAGCTGCAGGATATGTGGAGTCCGTTTTCCCATGATCAATACCCGCAGATTCCCTGGATAGGCTATTTGGATCGGTTCAAGTTCCCATACGGCATCCCGCGCAACCTGCGTGATCAAAATGTTGAGGTTAATAAGCGCAGGACCATGGCCCTTGCCTTGCTTGGTTCTAAGCGGGTTGTTGCCACAAGTGACATTGGCGAAGATGATAACGCAAGGCAAAGCATTTATGAGGAAGCACAGAAAGTAAATGGTTTTGTGCTTATTCAGCCCAGCGATACCGGGGCAAATCTTAATTCCAGGATCGCTATCCAGGATCAATCCCAGCTTGCTACCGGCGAAGTAAACCTGATGATGCACTCAAAGCAGGAGATTCAGGATATTTCCGGAGCAAACGCAGAACAGATGGGATACACAAGCAACGCCCAATCGGGCAAAGCGATTGAAAAGCGGATGCAGCAAGGGGCGACAATCTTGGCTCCGTTGTTCGGCAACTCCCGGCGTTCTCTTTATATGCTGGGGGTTAAGGTTGCTTCCGGGATTCAGCAATTTTGGACAGGCCCCAAAGTGCTGCGTGTCACTGATCGAATGAACGGGGCTGAAA